GTAATGGCAGGAGCTACAGTAACGGCTGGTATTGGTGCAGGAGTAGGTACAGCAATATTTCTTTGGCCTTGGTTAAATGAAAGTTCAGAGCTACATTGTAAGAGGTAATTTAAGATGAATATGTCTAATATAAAACCTGTCCGTAAAGTAGCTGCTGGAGGCATCAGCGGCGCAGCAGTTACTATGATTATTTTTGGTTTTCATCAAGCAGGCATTACTATTCCTGCTGAAGTAGCTGCTGCTTCTGTTACTATTCTTAGTTTTGTTAGTTCTTGGTTTACTAAGGACAAGTAATGTTAGATTTCTTGCAACAGGTTATGTGTTCCACTAATCAGTGGGACACTCCTCAGTACTATTTTTCATGGCTTCCTGAAGACGCACAGAAGGCTTTAGGAGAGCCTGACAGTTCTTCTGGTACCTTACTACCAGAGAGCCCTGAGAAAGCCTCTACAGCCCGTTTTGTGGCTTCTCAGAAGGGTGGTAGCTTTCCTGATGGTCGTTGGTCTCCTGTGTTGATTGCAGGAAAAGGAATTCCTGAACAACTGGCTCTTAGCGAACAAGACTTGGAAGAGTTGGCAGATATCTACAGAATAAACATCTGTAATTTAAAAGCAGTACTAGCAGTAGAATCTGCTGGTTCAGGGTTTTTACTTAGTGAACCTGCCCCTTCTCGACCAAAGATACTTTTTGAAGCGCATTGGTTTTATAAACTTACCCCACAACCTGTAAGCAAAGTTAGACCTGACCTAAGTACTCCTAGATGGAATAAAAGTTTATACAAAGGAGGAAGTGCTGAATATAGTAGACTTGAGGATGCTGTAAGCTTTGATTATCACAATGCACTTAAATCTGCTTCTTGGGGACTAGGACAAGTTATGGGATTTAACTTTGAACTAGCTGGATGTGATAGAGTAGAGCAGTTTGTAGTCGAAGCTTTTGAAGGAGAAAAGCAGCAATTTAAGCACATGCTTAATTTTATAGAAAATACAGATTTGATGGGACACTTAAGAAATAATAGATGGGCTGCTTTTGCAAAAGGGTATAACGGGTCAGGTTATAAAGCTAACAAGTATGACAGACGCCTAGCTGCAGCAGCAAAACGATGCAAGTAATTTTTAAGGGTGGGAGATTCCCCTATCCTACAAACTAAAGTATAGTCGCCTCAGTGGGTTAGAGTGAGGCTGAGGCACATGAATGAAACTGAAGACACCAACCAACAGAAACCAGAAAGAAGTACCCTTGAAAAAACACGGCCAGCAATACGTTTCACACTTTTTTTCGGAATTGTTGGTTCAGCCGTGGCCATTGGAACGTTATTTGACACTATTGCCTCTCGTTTTCTTGGTGACATTCATAGTAACGCTGAGTGCTGTAGAGACTACCAAGCATACAAACAAGAAGATTCCTCCCAGAGACGTTTTTGGGTCCGTGTTATTGAGGAACTCCGTAACAGAGATACCGATCACGACTCCACATTGTCAAAGTTGCGCACCGAAATCGAAGTCTCTAAAGCAAGGCTGCAAGCCCTTGAACGTATTAAATCAATACCAGACGGATCAAAACTTGAAAAGTCTTTAAAAGAAATTAGAAACGAAATTAAAGCTTTAAAAAATAACAATGAACCTTAAAGAAGAAAATATCTACAAAGCAGGACAACTAATTCTTAGTTTGTTAACAACTTTACCTCCAACATCAAAAGATAGTATTGATTGGGATAAAGTTGAAAAAAAAGCTAAAGAATTAGTAGATTTAGCACAGTTTTGTAAAGATGAAAAAGTGTAAAACTTGTACATACTTTACAAAAGTAAAAAATCCTTGGTCAGATTCTTTAATGCCAATAGGCTATTGTGGTTATTATTCTAAAATAAGCAAAAAACCTTTTTGGGCTGTAATGCATCAAGTTGAGGAAAATGATGGACAAGGTTGCACTGTTTGGGAATTTATATCAAAACTAAACTAATAGAGTATACTAATGGCTATTAACTTAAACCCTAATCAAGTATTTCCAAATATCACTGTTGATGCAACTCCTGGTTCTGAATCTTTGACAATCCCTTTAAGTGATTTTGTTAAAGAGCTAACTGTTGCAGAAGTAGACCCAACAGAAGCTAATCCAGATTTTAGAGAGCTTCTTTTTTCTATTGTAGAACAGTTTTCAGTACATTTAGCTGGACTAGCTGAAGTGGATAAACCAAACAAAACGACTGTTAGTAAAACAGGGCGATTAAATGCGAATGGAGACATGTCTTATACGTACAGTATTGCAATAGACACAACTGTATCTGCAGAAAGTGTAGTTGATGAGCCTAGTTAAGGAAATTAATTAATGAAAAATTCAAGTGGAAGGCTTTCTACTAAAAAAGCTAAAAAAGTTCCTGTTAAACCTAAAAAGCTTAAACTTGGTAAAAAGTCTTCTACAATAAAAGAAGGATCATTAAGAAATGCTGCTGCTAAAAAAAGGATGAGTATTTCAGAATATTGCAAACAGAGTAATTTATCTGAACTTGCTAAAAAAAGATGTAGATTAGCAAAAGCATTTTCTAAAATGCGTAAAAAATAATGCCTACTAACTTAGACCCAGTACCAGATCTTCAGATAGCTCCCAAACTTACAGATTGGGAGAATGAACCTACTGTAGAAGATTTAAAAGAAGATTATAATGCTGCTAGGTCAGATCATGATCATTATGTTAGCCAAATAAACTATTGGCTAGATAACCTATATGTCCGTGGCAATGCTAAAATAAAGAAAAGAAAAGGTAGGTCAACTGTTGTTCCTAAACTTATTAGGAAACAAGCAGAATGGCGATATGCTTCTTTATCTGAACCTTTTCTTTCCCAAGAAGATTTATATAAAGGAAAACCTAGAACTTATAAAGATAAAGAAGCTGCACACCAAAATGCTCTGCTTTTAAACTATCAGTTTAATAATGATATTGATAGAGTAAAGTTTGTTGATGAGTACGTAAGAACTGCTGTAAATGAAGGTACTGTAATTGTAAGAATTGGTTGGGACTTTCAAGAAGAAGAGCAGGAAGTAGAAGTTCCTGTACTAAAGTCTCAGCCTGTTACTGACCCTATAGCAGTACAGGCTTTACTAGAACAAGGACAAGAGCCTTTACAGTTACAAGCTGTAGGTACTAAAAAAGAGCTACAAACTGTAACTACTATCAACAGACCTACTCTACAGATATGTGATTATAATGATGTTGTTATAGACCCTACTTGTGAGGGAGATACAGATAAGGCTCAGTTTATTATTTTTGGTTTTGATACTTCAATCTCTGCATTAGAGAAATCAGGAAAATATCAAAACTTAGATAATATTGATATAGAAAGAAACTCTGTTCTTTCTGAGCCTGATGCGACATCAGATGGTGAAGTAAAGTCCTTTCAATTTAAAGACACTCCCAGAAAGAAAATTAGGGCTTGGGAGTATTGGGGTTACAGGGATTTACATGGTACAGGTCAAGTAGAGCCTTTTGTTGCTACTTGGGTTGGGGATACCATGATTCGTATGGAAGAAAATCCTTTTCCTGATAAAAAACTTCCTTTTGTAATTGTTCCTTACTTACCTAGGAAAAAAGAGATTTATGGTGAGCCTGACGGAGAGCTATTAGAAGATAACCAAAAAATCTTAGGAGCAGTTACTAGGGGCATGATTGACATCATGGGCCGGTCTGCTGCAGGACAAAAAGCTATCAGAGCAGATGCACTTAATGTCACTAACAGGAGGAAATTTGAGAACGGCGAAGACTACGAGTTTCAGTCTCATGTTGATCCTCGTATGGTTTTCTACGATCACAACTATCCTGAAATTCCTGCATCTGCTCAGTTTATGATTCAGATGCAGCAGGCTGAAGCAGAGTCTCAGACGGGCGTGAAGGCGTTCCATGGAGGCATGGACAGTGACAGCCTGGGTAAGGTTGCTACAGGCATACGGGGCGTCCTAGACGCTGCTGCAAAGCGTGAGATAGGCATTCTTAGAAGGCTTGCAGAAGGTCTCAAGCAGATTGGCTACAAGATAGCTTCTATGAATGCTGAGTTTTTGTCTGACGAAGAAATTATTCGTGTAGCAGATCAAGATGTAACTATTAATAGAGAAAACTTACTTGGTAAGTTTGATCTTATTTTAGATATTAGTTCTGCAGAAACAGATAATGTAAAAGCACAAGAACTTGCTTTTATGTTACAAACTGTAGGTCCAAATGAAGATCCTGAAATTAGAAAAATTATAATGGCTGATATTGCTAGACTTAGGAAGATGCCTGAGTTAGAGCAAAAAATTATGAATTACACACCTCAACCTAACCCGTTAGAAGTACAAAAAGCTCAGCTTGAAATTGCAAAACTGCAAGCAGAAGTCCAAAAGCTTCAAGCAGAAATCAAAAACTTAGGCGCTGAAAGTATGCTAGACATAGCTAAAGCGCAGTCAGAGCAGCAAAAAGCACGTTACACCGCTGGACAATCAGACAAACTTGATCTAGATTTCTTAGAACAGAAATCAGGAAGAGATCACTTGAAAGAAGTCCATAAATTAGGTGCTCAAGCTAGATCTAATATGGAACTTAAAGAAAGAGAAGCTCAAGCCAAAGATAGAAATACTTTATTAACTAAACAACTAGAGCTTCAAAAAGAAAGACTTTCCCCTAAAGCAACTATCAATAATTAATTATGTCAGACTCAGAAGAATATAAGCAAATCGAACTAACAATTGACCAATGTAAGGAATCTATTGAATTGTTAGATGCCCTAGATAGATTACGTAAAAATGCTGATTGGAAGTTTTTGATTGAAACTAACTATTTAGAAAAAGAAGCTTCTAGACTTGTGTTAGCTAAAGCTGATCCTGCTCTTCAAGAGGATGCACAACAAGAACAGTTAGATAAGATGATTCATGGTGTTGGTTGGTTTAGGCAATATTTGCATAAAATTATTCAAATGGGTCTGCAAGCTAAACGTACTTTGCCTGAACACGAGCAAACTAGAGAAGAGATCTTATCTGAAAATTAATAAATATTGTCATGTTTCCTGAAGAAAATAAAGAAGATAAAAAAGAAGAATCTCCAGAAGTAGAAGAAACTTCTGGAGATGTTTTAAGCATGTCTGATGACGAAATATCAGATATGTCTTTAGATGATTTTATAAAAAATCAGGCTAAACAAGATACTTCAGAAGAAAACGAAGAAAAAGATAGCCCAGAAGAAGAAGAAGATATTCCTGCAAGGGATGTTTATGAAGAAACGGGAGACTCTGAAGAAGAGGATGTTGAAGAAGAGGAAGAACCAGAAGAAGATGAAGATGTAGAAGAGGATACGGAAGTCACGTTAGAAAAAAAGGAAACTGGTCCAGGGATTGATTACGAAAATGAATATAAAAAACTGTTAGAGCCTTTTAAGGCTGCTGATAGAACTATACAAGTAAATAATGTAGATGAGGCAAGAAGACTGATGCAAATGGGAGTAGATTATTCCCGTAAAATGCAGTCTTTAAAACCACATCTTAAAATTACAAAAGCCCTTGAAAATCAAAAATTATTAGATGTTGATAAAATCAATCATCTAATTGAAATTTCACAAGGTAAAAAAGAAGCTATTGTTGAGCTTCTTAAAAAACATAATTTAGATCCTACTGATTTGGATCTAGAAGATGAAAAGGAATACTCTCCTAAATCTTACACTCCAAGTGATAAGCAACAAGAGTTGGAAGAAGTATTAGATTCCATTAAGGGCACTGCTTCTTATCAAAAAACTCTTGAAGAACTTGGTAACAAGTGGGATGAGGAGAGTAGGGCTATTCTTATGGAAAATCCACAAGTAATTGCCAAAATCAATGATCATATAGAAAAAGGTATATATGACATGATTATGGCAGAAGTGGAAAGAGAAAGAGCTTTAGGAACAATCAATGGACCTGACATCGCGGCGTACAAGACAATAGGTGAAAAATTACAGGCTAATGGCAGATTTGCCCACTTGGCTAGTATTAAACCAAAGTCTGAAAGCAAACCGCAAAAAGACTCTAAAGAGGTTAAGCAGCGTAAGCGTGCTGCAGCGCCTCCTAAGAGGACTACCAAAAAATCTGAAACTCTTTACAAAAGTCCTTTGTCTATGTCAGATGAAGAGTTTGAAAGAGAATTTGGTAAAGTTGGTTAATGCGAACTTTTAGTTAAAGGTAAATACAATGGCAAATCTACCGTTTGAAACTGGTCATGCTTATAACGCACCTCCTGGTTCGGAGTCTAGCGTTGGTCCTCAAATATATACTGAGTATTTTTACAAAAATGCTCTAAAAGAAGCTGCTAAGGAGCAGTTTTTTGGTCAGCTAGCAGATGTTACTGCTATGCCAAAGCACTTTGGTAAGACCATTAAACTGTTTCATTACTTGCCTATTTTAGATGATCGTAACATCAACGATCAGGGCATTGATGCCAACGGTGTAAGCCTTGCTGCTGACTTTGCTACAGACGAAACGTATGCAAAAGTTACTATCATGGCTCAGGCTCCTGACTCCCAAGGTGGTATGAAGTACTACTTTGAAGGTGTAGCTCAGGACGGCACCAACAGTGCTGGTGCTATCAGCAACGCTACTGGTATTGCTGAAGGCAAGGTTCTTGCCTTTATGAACGGCATGATGGGTTACACCAGTGCTAATTATGCAACTTGGCTAACTGACTCTAGTGCTGTCGAGGCCCCTACTGCCCGAGACTCTGCACTCTGGTATGTTGAAGTTACTGCCAGCGGTGAAGAGTACAACTACGGCAACCTGTACGGCTCTACCAAGGATGTCGGTACTATTGTAGGTAAGCTTCCAGTGCTTTCTGAAAATGGTGGACGGGTTAACCGTGTTGGTATGACTCGTCTTACCATTGAAGGTAGCATTGAGAAGTTTGGTTTCTTTGAAGAGTACACTCAAGACTCTCTGGATTTTGATAATGATTCAGAGCTTGAGATGCACATCACTGAAGAAGCCGTGAAAGCTGCCAACGAGATGACTGAAGACCAGCTTCAGATTGATCTTCTCAACGGCGCTGGTGTAGTCCGGTTTACGGGCTCAGCAACTTCTACAGCGACTCTTACAGGCGGCACGGCTGTTGCTGGTGCAAGAGACCTTGTGACCTACGATGACCTTGTGAAGCTTGGTATCGAGCTGGATCAGAACCGCACGCCTAAGAACACACGTCTGATCACTGGCTCTCGCATGATCGATACTCGTGTGGTCAACGCTGCCCGGTACATGTACATCGGCTCTGAGCTGCTTCCTACGCTCATGAAGATGGAAGACTACCACGGTGAGCGTGCTTGGATTCCTGTGGCTCAGTACGGCGCTTCTACGCAGCTAGCCCGAGGTGAGCATGGGTCCATTGCTGACTTCCGTGTAATTGTTGTGCCGGAGATGATGCACTGGGATGCAGCGGGTGCTGCTGTAGGTGACGAGACCGATGAAGTTTGCTACTGGTCTACTGATGCAGCCGGTGCAAACAAGTACAACGTCTACCCAATGCTTGTTGTTGGTGATGGTTCCTTCACAACTATTGGTTTTCAAACCGATGGTAAGTCAGTGAAGTTCCGCATCACTCATAAGAAGCCTGGCATGGAAATCGCTGATCGTAACGATCCTTACGGTGAGACTGGTTTCTACAGCATCAAATGGTGGTATGGCATGATGGTCCTCAGACCTGAGCGCCTTGCCCTCATCAAAACTGTTGCTGAGATGTAAACCAAAGGAAGGGGGGCTTAGGCCCCCCTAATCACTTTGGAGTATGTTGTGGAAAAACCTATGACTTATAAGCCCAGTACTCAAATACGTACTGCTTATACTCCTAAACGTAAGAAGAAAAAATCTTCTACTAAAAAGAGCAACAGAAAATGAGCAGCTTTCATATGAATGCTACGGGGTCTCAACGAAGTGTTGGGCCTAGACGTGTACCTAAAAAATATACATTTGCAGACTTTACCCAAGTAATATCTAAGTCTGTCTTCGGAGCAAAAAGACTAGCAAATAAACTAGGTGAAATTCCAACTGTATCTAGAGCATATAGTAGAATTACTACTAAAATTGCTGGTACAGGAAGTACTACAGCAACAATTACAGTAAATGGAGGGTTTTCCCCTTACAAAGGTACTGTAACGCTTGCTTGTAACGCTGGTGCAGCTATTACTGGATTAACTGCTGTTCCTTTTGACAAAGAAACAACTAATGCAGAACTTGCGGCTTTGATTGCTGCTGAACTTAACAATGCACAAGATGCAGGTACAACCGTAACTCTTGATGCCAGTGCTTCTGGTAATGTTGTTACAGTTACTGAAGATGGTGGCGCTAATATTGTTAGTTTGTCTGCAACAATTGCGAAAAGTTAATGGTGATTTAAATGAAGATGAAAAAAGGCAAATCTAGTAAGTTTTATACTTCCCCTGGTAAAAAGTCTCAAGGCAAGACTTCAGGTAGAAATAATTTTTATACTTCTCCGGGTTCAGGTAGCCAAAGTAAAGTAACTGGGAGAAATAGTTTTAAAACTGCCAACAACAGCCCTGAAACTAAGAAGGCTTGAACATGGCTTACTCCAAGAAACCTTCTAAGAAATCAACAAAAAAAGCTAAATCTGCTTCTAAAAGCTCTCCTAAGAAAAACATGAGAGGTTGTAGGGAACCTTTTACTGTAGGAGAAGATAGACCTTTTTACGGGTAAATAATTATGGCTGACACAAGACGTTCTAGGAGAGAAAACCCCAAAAGGTATTCTTTACCTGAAATACCAAAAGGAAAAAGAAGAAGTGGTAAAGACAAAAAAGCAAAACCTTACCCCCCTTCTGAGCAGTTAAAACGTTTAGGTAGTACAGTAGGTTATATACCCGTTGGAGCGGGAGTAGGTGCTGGAGTAGGGGCTGCAGTTAAAGGTGTAGGGGCAACAAATAAAGTAAGAAAAACTCTTCAAAAAGTAAAAGGAAATCCTGGAGCTACTAAAGCAGTAAAAGTTACTGCTCCAAAAAAAGTTCGCCAAGGAACAACTGAAGGAGCAAAAAAAGGTGCACCTATTGGTGCTAGTGGAGGAGCAGTTGTAGGGACTGCAAGCCAAGAAAAAACTTCTAATAAAAAGTCAGCACCTAAGAAAAAATCTACTCAACAAAGGATTGATGAAAGAGAAGCTAGGATGTCTAGAAGAGGTAAGACTTCAGCAAAACCTGTACCTGCTGGTAGAACTGTACGTAAGCCTAAAACTGCCACTACTACTAACACTTCTAGTAAACCTACTACACGTACTGCTAGTTCCTCTAAACCTACTTCTACAAGAAGTAGTGCACCAAAGAAGACTAACAAATCTCCACGTATGATGGATAGTATGTTTGGTGGTTCTAGTAACAACACTTCTACAACCAGAAATTCAGGACCAAAACCAAAAAAGAACGAAGGATATACAAACTATCAAAAAATTATGAGAGGAGTAAGTTAATATGCAGGCAAGTTACAAGGGAAGAAAAAGTACTTTTGAAGAAAGGGAGCTTCGTAAAAAAGCAAAAGAATTGGGAATCAAAGTGCACCCTAGAACAGGTGCAGCCCGCCTCAAAGAAATGATCAACGAGCATCTACAGACTATGATTGAAACCCCTCAAGAGACCCTCAACGGCTCTATAAGCCCTTCGCAGACTCCTACCTATCCTGGTGTACCGGATTACTCTGAGAAGCCTTCACAAGGGCTCCCAAGAGCTTCTGACGCCTCTGTGGAGTACATGACCCAAGAGGAGTACGAGCGCAGGCATTTCAACGAGGCAAAACGGAACGCAGGAAGGCTTGTTAGGATTCGGCTTACTTGTATGAACCCAGCTAAAAAGAACTGGACAGGAGAAATTATTTCTGTTGGTTCAGCAAAGCTTGGTACTTACAAAAAGTTTATTCCGTTTAATATGGAAGAACCTTATCATGTTCCTTGGATTATTTATCAATATCTTAAAGATAGACAGTGCAGAGTAGGGCATATAGTAAAGCTTCCAGATGGAAGAGAAGTAAACAGATACAAGCTGATTCCTGAATTTGCAGTAGAACTTCTTCCTCCTCTTACCAAAAAAGAGCTTGAGGAACTAAAACAAAGACAGGCTATGGCAAATGGACAAGCGGCTTGAACCAGAAGAACAGTTTAGCCCTGAAAAAGGCCGTGATGAAATTATTACGGTCTTTGAAGGGCTTATGGCCTCTGCAAAAGAGCATATTCAAAGTGAATATGATGCTCAAAGAATAAGAGGACAAGAATACTCTCAAGTATTTCTTGGTTCACTACAGTCTGCTATGGCGCAGGCTGTAACTTATTTGATGGGAATGGATCTTAGTAACGAAAACAAAGAAAAAATATTAGCTGATATTGCCCAATCAAATTATGTAACTGAAACTCAGCTACCTGCACAAGTTGCTCAAGTTAATGCTGAAACAAGTAAAGTTGAAGCAGAGCAAAATTTAGTTGAAGAACAAACTAATGAAGTTCTTTATAGAATTAATAGCTTACTTCCTGCAGAAACAGCTTTAAAAACCGAGCAAAAGTATTTTGTTTCCAGTCAAATAAGTGAACTTGATTATAGAACTAACAACTTATTGCCTGCAGAGACACTTTTAAAAACTGAACAAAGAGATTTTGTTTCTAGTCAAATAAATGAGCTTGATTATAGAGCTAACAACTTACTACCTGCAGAGACATCTTTAAAAATTGAGCAAAGAGATTTCGTTTCTAGTCAGATAAGTGAACTTAATTATAGAATATCTAGCATACTTCCGAAAGAAAGTGCTTTATTAGATAGTCAAATATCTAAAAATAATGCTGATACTGACCTTACAACAGTTCAAATATCTAAAACGAATGCTGATACTAACCTTATAACAGCCCAAATATCTAAAACGGGTGCTGATACTGCTTTAGTTAATACCCAAAACAATCTTACTAATTTACAGCTTGCTACTGAAGATGCTAGGAAAGTTAAACTTCAAGCAGAAGAGCAGTTAATTAATGCGAAGACAAGCCATGAAGTTAATTTTTTACAAAACTTAGCTTCTCAAAAAACTTTAACAGATGCTCAAACTGCAGCAATGCAACAAGAGCCTGCTATCAAAGTTTATAAAATTCAAGCAGATCTAACTTCTGCACGTTGGGTAGCTAATGGAGAAGCAGACACAACTACTCCTACTCCACCTCCTGGATTTTAAGTAATGTCTTTTCTAGGGCTGTTTGACAGTGAGTATAAATATTATGCTTTTGGTACTACTGAAAGCATAATAGAAAAAGAAGATTACATAGACACTATGTTGTCTTCTGTATATTCTGCTACTAAACAGCCTGACGAAGAAATAGTACCTAATTTAATAGCTTCTTATGTTGCTGGAGTGCCAGGGATGGCACATAGGTATTATAAATTTGCTCAAAACGGTAAGTACTACTGGGGTTTACCAGAAGGGGGGTTTAGCTACAGAAAAATATCCGACAGTACTATACTTCAAGCACTTCAAAACAAAACAGGTTTAAATGACGTAGCACTTGAAAAGGTACACTATGATTTAAATGGAGCTTATCAAGCTGCTTTAGACTATTTATTAAACTCAGCATGGTATGATTTAAATAATACTGCTATAAGTGTTTGGCCTACAGTAAAGGCTATTGACTATATAGAAACTATTGAACCAGGTGAACCTGGAAACGAAGATGGAGAAGAGCCTTTAGAAATAATACATTATTATTATTATGATTCTACGATCAGTGCATTAGATTTTTCTGTTATTGCTGAAAAAGTAAATGGAGAATTTACAGGAGCAATAAGAATTGTTTTCCGTAGAAATTGGGAAGGTGAGCCTAACCCAGGGATAGATTACTTTAATGGATATCATTCATCAGGTGATTATGTCTGGCACAATATTTTTTTTATTATAGAACTAGATAACGCTTTTTCTCCTGAAACAGGTATTTTTAATTCGGGTACAGCTTATGATCCTTCTGTAGGTATCTGGGTAGTTTATGATAGAGCAAGTGAAGGATATAGTACAAATTATCAGACAACTTTGACAAATGCAGAAATAACAGAAGTTGGTGAATCTACTTCTCAACGGACTACTTTTTATCCTATTTCAGTTATTTATTCTGATAATATAAGTTACGAAGCAAACAGTGTTTGGGAAAATTCTTTAAGAAAACTTTTAAACATTTTAAATATTAAATTAGATACAATTAGGGAAGAGTTTGATAAAGCTGTAGCTGAAAGTAATGCAAATGATTTATACTTGTTAGATTTTTACATTTTCTTTGGTGCACAAATTACCCCTGATTATATTGGTGGAAGTCTAGTTATAGATTCTGAAAGTCCTTTAAAAGTATATATTTTTGAGTTTTACAAACTTTTATATCAAAACAACACACTTAATAGATCAGATTATGCTGCTTGGGAATCAGAGTATGCTGCCTATTTATGGGATAGAGAAAGTATTCCTACAAGTGATGATGATGATAGAAGTTTTGATTACGATCATTTAAACGTAGCTCCTAAAGTTCCACAACAGTCTTTTGTAGTTAAAGAAGCAGGAGATAATGGATTTAAGTTTAGGTTTTCATGGTCTTATATAGAAAGATATGAAAGTTCTATTTCAACAACGGATGCTTTGAGTAATTTTAATCCTCCAACTTTAAGTACTGGTGATAATCATTTTTATTATTCTATTGAAGGAGAGGAAATACAAGAAAATGGGGATACTCTCTACGTTGTATTTGTAATAGTAAACGGAGAATCTTCTTATCTAATTAACACTCCTGATGGAGAAAAAGTTGTACAAGGGGCAGATGTTAAATGTCCAATTTCTTATGAAGTAATTAAAAAAATGCCTTTTAGGGATGCAGAGTATGTTCTGCAAGAAGGGCTTTCTACGGCAGTACTAACTGTTATAGAAGAAGAAATACAGTGGTATCAACAAAGCTTTTGGAAAGGTATTTTTGTAATTATTACTTTTGCTATAGTTATTGTAAGTTTTCAAATTCAAATAGCAGGACTTGTAGCTGCTTTAGGTATAACAGGAATTGCAGCTACTACAGTAAGTTTTACTGTTAAGTTTGCACTAAGTATGATTGCATCTGTATCAGCTAGTTTAGCTTTTGAAGATCCAATTATTACTTTTGTAGTAAGCTTAGCAATGGGAGTAGCTTTAAGTGGTGGAACTCTCCAAACATTTTTAGATGGGATTTGGAAAGACTTTCAAACTTTACCAAGTAGTCCTCTTAAAGCTTTGTCTCATGTAAGTAACTTAGGTGGAAGTTACACAAAACTTAGAGCAGATTTAGACTTACAAGACTACTCTATAGATGAAGAGCTTGCTGAAGACCAGCTTAACAGCAGAGAACAAGAAGAGCTGAACCAAGAAAGGTTAACGAATATAAACATGCTGCCTTCATTGCGCAGAGTAGACGACACAGATGTTAGATTGACTCCAGAAGGTTTTATTGCTACAGCTTTAGAAACAGACCCTGCAAAAGGGTTTACAGACGTTAACAAACTATATATAAGACCAAGAACAGATATTGACTATACTTATGGCATGGTGCCTGTTTCTGAATACATTTGAGGTGATTTATGGCTTTTAATATACTTTCTGGTTTACTAGATACTGGGGCAGATTTTCTAGGTGGTATTGGCAACAACCTAGGAAACATGTTTTCTGGAAATAACATGGCTAACCAGTTTGATTTTGGTAGCAGTGTTGGTAATACCCTAGGAGCTAATACTTCTGGTTTGTTTGGGCAGGAAGACTTGCTAATGCAAGGACTACAAAATCCTGTTACAAACGCAGTAGCTCCTCAAGTAGCGGCTAACCAAGCAGGACAAGGGTTGTTTGGTCAAATGCTAAGCAATACTAGCTTAGGAGATATTGGTAATATTGGTTTAGGCGCTTTAAACTACATGGACAGAAAAAAGCTTAATGAAGAGCTTATGAAGCAGATGCAAACAGCTCTTGAAATGCAGAAGCAAGAAATTACAAATAGAAATAAACTTCTTGAAGAAGAGCAAAAAAGAAGAATTGCTAGGAGTAGCCAAGGAAATCCTAATTTAGGTACTTCCAGTGTTTATAACCCTGAAGATTTAAACTTTATTCCTTTGGCATAATATTATGGCTGTTAAAAGTGCTATTACTTTAGATCCAGTAAGACCTTTAGACTTATCTGGATACTTAAACGTTATTAGGCAAAATAGACCTGAAGAAGCTTTTCTTAAAGCTTTACAGCCTACGTTTGAAAACCTGGAAAAGAGGAAAACTCAGCAGGTTTTTGGGGATTACTTGTCTGGTGGCATGAACCAGCAAGACGCCCTTCAGCAGCTTGCTCAGGGGCCTCTCAAAGGCGATACAGAGCGTTTCTTGGAGTTGATGGTATCTTCGCAGCAACCAGAGGCTACAGCGGCTAACATAGCCGCTCAGAGAGCCAGAGCAGCAAACCTTCAAGCAGACACTGGTTTTACTCAAGCACGTACTGAAGCGTATCCTGAAGAGTCTCAATCTCTTATAGAAAGCAGAAGAACAACTGCTAAAAATCAAACAAGAAGTCAAGATAGACAAGATGCAATACTTTTTGATGAAATAAACCAAAGAAGAAAAGAAGAACAAGAAGCACAACTAAGAGATAAAGTTTGGGCTGAACTTACTGCTTCTGAGAATCCCCAAGAAACTATTAGAACAGCACTTAACAACCCAGAAGTATCTGCAGATGTAAAAAGAATGATTTTATCTAGTCCTCAAGCTGAAGCTATGAACGCCTATGATAAAAACTATTATACAAACTTAGCAAAATTAGATGCTAAAAGAGAACATAACATGAGCTTTGAGGGTTATCCTCCTTCTCAGATTAGAGATATAAATTATCTAGAGCAACAAGAAGGCCCGCACGTTATCAACAGCAAAGGAAATTATGTGCCTTTGTCTGGTTTACAAACATTAGACAACGAACAAGAAATGTATCATGCGTTAATTGGCATAGATGCTGCTGATGATCTTGGTTTAAAAAGCTTTATAGAAAAACAATTTCCTTTTGGTAGCAAAAGAGTAGAAAACTACGATTGGGCTGGAGAAGCTACTCCACAACAAAAAGAACTGTTTGACGAAATTAAAAATTGGCAGCAATACGTTGCACCTGAAGTTGTTATGGAAGAAATTAGTGGATACCTTGAAGCAGATAAAAAGTTAACAGGTGGAAGAAAGGATATTAATGATCTTGTAGAGCAGATGAGACAAGCTAGAATAGAAGTGCTTGAGCCTGCTTGGAAAGATTCACGTTTAAGATAAAAATATGTCTAACAATCCTTTTCTACAGAGACTTGAAGAACAGTCTCCTGCTAATGTTCCAGAAGAAACACTGGAAAACAGGCAGGAGATTTTTTCATTGGATGCTATAAAAGCTGCCAGGCTTAGACAAAAAGAAGAAGAAAAACTAGACAGGATAGATCCTTTTGGTTTTGAGTTTTTAGATGCAGATACTCTTAGAAACCCAGAAACAGGGGAAAGATTTAGAGTGGCTCCTGCTAGCCCAGGCAGGACAGCTAACACTTATGAGACATCTCCTGAAGCCTACCAAGGTATAGGGGGGCGTAAGAGATTTGAGGCTCATGCTGACGCCTATGAGCGTGAGTATGGAGTACGGCCTTCTGTCCAAGACTTAGTTAGAGAAGGGCAATCTGCTGCCAGACAAGTTAGAGAACAATATCCTATTGAAGATATTACTGTCACTGACACAGGTGAGACAGACATCTATGATAGAAAATTAGTAACTGTTGGTTCAGAAAAACAAGGGGATTTGGGTACTCAGCTTGCTACTAGAGACAGAAACGCTGCTTATAACTTACCTGAGAACATAAGCCAAAGAACTAAAGACATAGGTTCTGGGAATCTGTTAGCTCGTAGAATAGGTAGTGGACCTAAGTCCAGAAGCCAGTACATGAGTGACTGGCTAGGGCAAGTTAAAAATGCTTTTGTAAAGACAGGAGCAGACTTAGTAGGAGAGTCTATTAGGTTAAGTCCTGTAATGCCTGTCTTAGATTGGTTGGCTCAGAAAGGACATAACTTAGTTGTTCCTGAAAATGAAAAAGATACTGGGGATTCCAAAAACTTTATTGGTAGAGAATTTGGCATTGGCCAAGCTATCAATGAAGGTATCGAACAGTGGTCTAAAGATAATCTATCTATAGAAGAGCTTAAGATAGAACAAAACTATAGAAGAAGACAACAAAGACAGGAACAACTGTTTGAAGAAGAAAAACAAGAAAAAATAGATAATGGGATGTCTCCAACTAAAGCTGAGTTGGAGAAACAAGGAGCTATGTTTAAGTATACTTTGGGTCAAATGAGAAGAGACCCGAGTAGAGCCATGAATGCATTGGCTCAAACAGCACCTGACTTAGTAGGTAGTGTTGGTGTTGCTGCAGTTAGAGCAGGTTTTGTATTTAAAAAGCTTGCTAAAAAATACGGTAAAGACTGGAAGAGTAATCCAGAAGCTGTAAAAGAAGCTACTAAGGACTTAGGTACTACTGCAATACTTGCAGACACAACATTTGAAGCGGTATCAGCTTCTGCTGAAGCAAGAGATCAAGTACTTAATTTATCAGAAGAAGAGTTAAAAAAATCTCCCCTCTACAATATTTATCTTGAAGAAGGTAAATCTCCTGAAGAAGCTAAATTTCTTCTTGCTGATAATGTTGCTGCAGCAAACTTGGTAACTGCAGGAGCTATAACCGCAGTTACCAATAAGATTATTGGTTTAGGGGATGTATTGGGTCGTGTTGCGGGTGGCCTACGTACACCACAAGCAGCTTCTGGAAACATTGCTAAAACGGTCTCTGAGCGTTTCAGAGACCTAGGGGCTACTACGGCTAGGGAGACTGTACAAGAAGGCGTAGAGACGCCCTCACAGCTTGCTGGAAGCAATCTAATCACCCAGCAATTGGTAGACCCAGAACAGGGCATTACGGAAGGCACTGGTGCTGCTACAGCAGAAGGTGTTGTAGCTGGTGGCTTGGCTGGTGGCACTGTAGCAGGTGCTAGCACAGGTATGTCTGCTGTACAGGATGCTGTCACTTTAGGTAAAGGGACTGAAGTTCCTGATACACCTGAAGCCAAAGAGATTGTTACTGGTATCAAAGCAGCAGTTAAGAACAATGAACTTCCTCCTATAGCAGAAGCTTATCTTACTGCTATTGCAGATATTGAATCTAAGTTTAATCCTGGAGCAGTAGGTCCTCGTATTGGGATAGATATTGACGGAGATCCTGTACATTATGGAAAGCGTGCTAGAGGACCTTTTCAGTTTATGCCTAGTACTGCAGAGCAGTACGGGCTCAATAATCCCCATGATCCTACAGCATCTGCAAATGCTGCAGCTAAGCTTTTACAAGCTAACTTTAATACTATTCGTAAAGCTAAGCCTAAGTGGTCAGATGAAAAAGTCTGGGCTGCTGCTGCTCTTGCACATCACTCTGGTGCAGGTAATGTTATTAAGGGCAGATTAGGTAAACACGGTAGAAATTACCGTCAAATGTTAGAAGCTAGAATTGGTGGTGGTTTGCGTAAAGCTTTTGCTAAAGGCAAAACAAATAACATACGTAAAGCAACTAATAAAGAAGTATTTGGTTATGCAGAATCTCGTACTGAAGAAGGAGCTTCTAAAAAGCCTATAACAAAAGCCGCAAAAGATCCTGAAGAAAGGGCCAAAGAATTAAATTCTTCTGAGGATATGTCTATAGAAGAATTTAAAGAATTTGAAATTAATGTTGGAGAGGCTAAAATAAATATACACAAGGCAGCTAGAGAAGCTAAAGAAGCTGGAGATGAGGCTGCTTTAGTAGAATTAAGAGAGAGATATAGAGCTTTAAACGACGCTTTAGAAAGTAGAAAAGCAGAATTTTTAGCTTCTCCTACTCTAGAGTCTATTAACAACCTAAAAGGTAAAACTTTAGGTAGCGGAGAAGATATAGAAACTTCTGATAATATTGATGATAATTTATCAGCAGCTACTGTTGGTTTAGCTAACGGTGTAGGGGAAAATATTTCCTTAGATAATATAGATGCTGCGGTACAAAAAGTATTAGAAGCCGCTAAAAAAATACCTGGAATTAGTGAAAGTCAGCTTAAAGTTACTGAAGATAAGCTTGGTGGTTTCAAATCTACTGGTCCAGGTAGGATAGGAACAAGAGGATTACTGCATTATAGAGACCAGATAATTGGTTATGGTGCTGCTACAAACAATAAAGATGGCAGACTTGTGCCAAGGAGCCCAGGCTTTAAAGTTAAGCAAATGGATAGGGCGCTTACTAACTTAGCGTCTTTCATAGATGGCCAACTAAATAAAGAAGTAGATCAAGGTGGTGCTAATGAAGGATTAGATGCACTTAGACAAGAAGAAAATAGTTTCTTATATGAAGCTTTTAATACCTTAAGAGATTATAGAGATTCTTGGGCAGAACTACATAATCAAAGACAAGCTGAAAATTCTAAAGATTATAGAGATACAGGAAATTCTTTTGAATACTATGCTGGGGGTAAAGCGGTTAGGGAAGGAACAGTTAGAACACAAAAAGCCCCTTTACCAGAAAACCTAAAGACTGCTGCAGAAGAAAACCAAGCAAAAGAAGCAGCCAAGGCTTCAGCGAGATCCCCTGCCCGCTCTCAAACTGGCTCTCAGAGAGGCTCTCCACCGCGCTCTCAAACGGCTTCTGCGCCTTCTGCAGAGGCTGCCCCTACTACGCCTACCCCTCCTGCCAACAAGCCGCCAGAGGGCGATTCAGAGCCTTCTAGAAGAGAACCTTCAAGGGCTGAGAAGCGTGCTAACGACATGCTCACAGTAACGGATAAAGCACTAAATAATAGTAAGCCTAGTGAATTAGGTTGGCTTGTAGCTACAGCTACAGATTTAGCCAACGAACTGGAAAAAGAAGGAAAGACAGAGTTACAAGATAAAGTAACTAAGCTGAAAGAAAAAGCTGAAAAGATAGCTTTAGATAAAGAAGAAAAAATAGCAAAAGCCTCTGAGAGTAGTCCAAAGCCTTCTGAAAAAGGAGATGAAAATCTTACTCAAGAAGAAGCAGAAAAAAAATATCCAGGTATTTTACCTTGGGAAACTATTAAAGAGTATAAAGAACGTAAAAACATTAAGTCTTCTAAAGATAATACTGAAGAAGTAAGAGAAATAGCAGGATATAAAATAACTTTTGTACCTGCAAATTCACCAAAACTTAAATTATCAAATGGCAAAGGGTACTCTTTAGCTAAATCAACTAAAAATGGTATAATAATACAAAAAGGTATTACGGTACCTGAAGTATTAAAATATCTTTCAGGACATGGTACAAACTCTAGTGATGCAGCCCGTCAAAAAGAAGTAGTTACTAAACGTATGCTTAATAAGCATGGGGTTGATTTAATTAAAACAATCAAAGGAATGAATGATCAAAAACTTAGGTTATTTGTTATTTACCATGAAATTTCTCATGTAGAAAATAATGACATGGGAAGTGGTAATTACTATAGTAATAAAAACCAAACTATTGCTAATCAATTTGGATTAGGGGATATTAACAATAAGTATTTATCTGATAGTGCTGTTCAAATTGAAACTAGGGCAAATATGTCTGCCCTTAAAAAACTGGGGTTATGGAAACCAACTTCTAAGCAACCCGAGCCGAAGAAGCCGGAGCCAGAACAGGTTGAGTTAGAAGATCCTGAAAAGGCTAAAGAACTATCTACAAAAATATTTCAGTCTGATTGGAAAAAGTCAGATATTAAAGAAAACACTAAAGAAGGTAGATTTCTTTTTACACCTAATTTTAATAAAGTAATTAAAGTAGCAAAAGATAAAGTAAAGAGTTTAGTAGCTACTTTACCTAATCTTCATCTATATCTTAAAAGTAAAGATGAAGTAAATAAGCTTCTTGACAAACCTATCTCAGAAGAAGAATTTAAAGCTTTACAAGAGTTCAATGATTTTAGAGATAAAGTAGAAAAAGCTCTTACTAAGTTATTAAAGGGTATAGATCCAAAAAACACTTTTGCTTATCAAGCTTTTAACGAATCCCCCTATAACTATCTTCGTTCTAAAGAAGAAGGAAACCCTTTAAATTCAAATACAGTTACAGCTATTGCTAGCAGTCTGTATGACTACATGGCTGTAATGTCTAAAGGTACAGCTTTTAATAATGATGAAGAGATAGCTGATATTTTAGGTAAGCAGTTATATGATGTAACAGATGAAGATAGAAACGAAATAAGATTTAGAGGTAATCTAAGAAAGAATGTTGTAGATAGTTTAGGCAGTGCTGTATGGAAGCAGCATAATTTAAAAATTACGGGAGAAGATGCTTTATTACCTAACAGGATGAAAACTAGCCTGGGGCTTTTAGCTCTTGAGGTAGGTATTGATCTTGGTTTATTAGAACCAGAAGGTAAAAAAGATAAGCCCCTGACTGTTGAGAAATTCCTAAGTCTTTCTGAAAGAGATATCCAAGATATAGCAGAAGGTACTAATGTACCTTTTGTAAGAGTAGCTACTACAGAAGAGAATAAAGTTACAGAAAATGTTCAAAGCATTATAGATAACTTTGTAAACTTTAAAGATGTAGCTAAAAATATTTTTGATATATCAGATGAACCAAGAGATATTCAGTTAGAAGAGCCTGATGAAGTTAATACAAATATAAGAGGTTCTATTAACAAGGCACCAGAGCAACTAACTGAACTACTAAAAGAATTTCAAAAAGAAAAATATATCCCTGATCCTAGTTTAAAAACTTTAATTGAAAGTATTCCTAGACAGGAATTTATGGAAACAGTTATGGGTTGGAAAGACCCAGAAACTGTTCAACAACATTTTAGAGACTCTCAAGAAGGTAAAAATTTACAAATAGAGTATGCTTATACGGATTTAGTTAATCACTTTAAAAAGCATGGTAGTAACCCTGCTTATTTTACTTACAGTACTAAAACTAACACCAGAACAATGATTGACAGTAATACTGTCAATTATCATGCTAGTAAATTGCACCGTGCTTTTATGGTGAATGCTAACTGGAAAGTAACAGTACCTTTAGATGGTTCTAACCCAGATTTACTGGATGCTTTTAAATTAGCTGTTGGTTTATGGTTAGGTGTTAAAACAGATAAAAAAGTTGTAGATCAAAAACTTATTGAAGAAATTGACGCTAAGTTAGAAGGGCCAAAAATAAAAGCAGCTTGGCAAATGCTGCTTAGCAAAGAAAAAGGCAGCCAGTACAGCGAGGAAGACTTAGCTGTATTGAAGCCTGTCCTGGACGCTGAGGAAGGCCCTGAGACGCTTGCAGCACTACGAGCTTGGGCTGACTACACCAAGGCCCTGAACAGCGGTGAGAAAGCGTTTGAGACCTATCTGAGCGACGAGGTAGATGGGCTTACTAACGGCCTAGCAATCACCCTGCTTCAGATTCCTTCTGGTTCAGGGGATGCAATTAAAGAACTGCTCTCTAAAGTAGGTATATTTTCTAAAGAGTTTACTCAAAGTGGTATAGACTCTTTTGCAAAGATAAAAAACAATGTACCTGGTTTTCTTGATAACTATGAAGAGTTAGCCTTAGTAGTTAACAGGTTTATTAATGACTTTTCTGACAGTAATGAAGTAAGCAAGACTTTAAGAGAAGCAGATAATTCAAGTATACCTCAAAAAGAAATTGATCAATTAAAACAAAAAATAGTTAGAAGAGCTTTAGCTGGACTTAGGATTAAGAAGTTATTGCCTGAATTGTATGATGAGGAAACAGGCACAGTTTCTAAACCCGGCAGAGACTTTAGTAAAGACCCTGTTATGCAGGGTAACTATGGTGCAGGTGAAGGTGCTCTTAAAAGGGGAGTAGAAAACTTAGCAATAGACAAGTTTTATGAAGATATTTCAAAAATTGCAGAAAATCCAGAACTGCCTATACAGGACAAACATAGCCAAATAAAAGATAAATTGGCTGGTATTGAATTTGCTGTTGCTAATTTTAGCCAAGCAGAAGTTAAAGCCTATGGTTTAACAAAAGATGCTAATAGAGTTGCTAACTCTGGTTTAAATATAAACTTACAAAACATTAAGTTAGAAGATTCTAACCAAAAACTTATTGAACAAATAAGAGAATATAAACTCCCCGAAGAAGTAGTTAGCAAGCTTCAGTGGCGTACAAGAGAGACCTTTGGGCAAGCTGCTTGGGATGGATTAAATGAAATTCTTGGTCCTCAGTTTGCTACTAGAGATCTTATTGTTAAAGCTCTTTATATAATGAATGTAGTTTATGTAAGTGAGTTTAACAAAATAAGAAATAATTTAGAAAAAGTAAAAGATAGAAAGCTTACTAATGATGAGATACTTAGGATAAAAAAAGATCTTAATAGTATTGGGTTACTCCCCTCTTTTAGAACTGCAGGAAGTACTTCTAATATTGATTTTAAACAAATGCTAGAAGTTACTTCAGAATCTTTGGAGCTAGAAAAAGGTGACAGAGGTAAGGCAAGAGCTGGCCTAAAAACAGGAGATAAGACACAGCAAGTACAGAGACACATGCCTAATGCAGATATAGGCATGAAAGGATACGTGCGTGCTATTCAAGCTATAGACTCTTATGTTATTGCTAAAATATTTGAAGGGGAGTCTGTACAGCATATCTTTGATGCTTTTAAAGGAAGCTTTAAAGATGTAGCTCGTATAGCTGAAAAAGCAGATAGAGTGTTTATGGAAGTAAACCAAGACTATAGTCTTGTTGAAGCTATAGACGAAAGAGTTAAAGTATTTTTAGATAAAATTGAGGAAGATTTAGATCTGCAGGTATTAATAGACGACTCTTTAGGTGGAAGTGCAAGAAATTCCAATGACCCAACCTCTTTAGAAGAGTTTATAGGGAGTTGGGATACTACTGTCGAAGATGTAAAAAGAAACCGTGCTGTATTATTTGCAGATATTGGCGCAAGCAACCAATTTAATAGGGATGGTACTGCTTACCAAGTTAGTGACAGGGATAGTACTGCTTACCAACTTACTGACATTGACCTTGACGAGTTTATAGACGCCCTAGGAAGCTCATCAGATGAGTTTTATAGAAATTGGTTTGATGAAAAATTTACTGGCAATCTTACCAGTGAAACAGTAAAAAATATTTATGACAATGTAATATCTCAACTAGATCAGCAGGACATTAGTCCTGAACATGCAGAGCATCTAAATAGAATTTTAAAAGATTTTATTATTCCTGGTTTAGAAAATGTAGATATTCTTCAGCTTAATGTTGGAGTAGGTCAACAGGTTTCTAATAACGTAGGTAGAATCCAAGGAAATGAAATATTTTTAGGAGCTGCAGGTAATAAAATTACTAACCCTCAAAGAATGTCTCTTAGAGAGACTGCTGTGCATGAATACGTGCATGCTATTTCTAAAAATTTCTTAGAAGACCCTGAAAATTATTGGGCAGTTAAACAACTAGAAAGATTATTTAACAGAGCCAAGGAAACTATTACTGTTGAAGACTTTATTGTTAGAGATGAAGAGGGGGTTGTTTTAGGAGACCCGGATGCTGCAAGAGAAGCAGCACAAAAAAGATATGATTATATTTTTAACAACACAGAAGGAAATCATTTACATGAATTTTTAGCTATTGGTTTAACTAATGATCCTTTTAGGAAAAAATTAAACCAAATAGATTTAAAACCTGCAAAGGGAGAGGAAAGTGTTGAAAACATCTTTTCTTGGAACCCTCTTCAGCTTCTGTGGAACATCTTTAACAGAGCTATCCAGTGGTTCAACACCCGCACCTACGAGTCTGTAGGGATTGCAGAGCGTATTCAGAGAGGCTCAGGGAAGCTCTCAGAGAACTTGGAAGCTCTGACTACCCAACTGATAGCAGTGTCTGCAAAACAGGCTGAGAGCGCCCGTGAGAGCGCCCTGGAAAAGGCTTGGCGCACTACTCAAGAAAGAGCCAACGAGTACGTCAGTGAAAAAGCTGGAGACGTTGCTGAAGCTGCTGTTGCTGCATTGGCTAAGAAAGATGTTCGTCCAACCCTCAAAGCCCCCAAACAAGAAAGAAGAAGTATTCAAGTAGGGGTTATTAGAGACGTTATTGAGAAAACAGGACAAAATCTTCAAGATCAAATTGAAGGTTGGTACAAGCAAACAAAAGACATTAAGCAAGATGCAGATGTTACTTTGTTTAATCCTGTTAAAGACCTTTGGAGTGAAATAGCTGGGCTTTCTCAAAAAGACCGAAAGGATTGGAGAGTTTGGAAAAGAATGTCTATGCGACACATAGACCAACAAAGACAAAGAATCAAAGATTCTGTTACTGCAATGGTTTCAGAAGCTTTTGATCCCAAAAAACCGTTAAGAGAACGTGAATGGGAAGCTCTTACTGCTGTTGGTTTAAAAACTGACATGGTTACTTTAACTAAAAAGTACACTATGAATCAGATTTTAGAAATGGTAAGAGATTCTCAAGAATTAGATGGAAATATTCGAGAACTTACCAGAATTATTAAGAATAGGTTTGGAGTAAATGGTAATGCTTATGTAAACCAAGCAACTGGCTTAGGTATTTTAATGGCTACAGGAAAAGGCACTGTAGGTATTGAACGCCAGCAGCTTAATGCACATAACATTGCTAATATGTACTTTCTTGATGCAGATGAAAGACCTACATTAAACAATGTAACAGAAGCTGAAGAACTTGTTGATGAACTAGCTAGTTTAGTTGCTTTAAATCATACAGACGATAAGTATAAACAAGCCTTTTTAAAAGTAGCTGATCATGAAACAAGTAGAAACATTACTAACAATGGAATTGAAGTAATGTTAAGTACTGCTTTAGCCCATAAAAATATGGCTTTAGAAAGAAACTTTGATAATAACAAAATATCTACAGTTAAAGGATATGTTAAAGAAAACTATGATCCTGATATCAGCATGGAAGTGCGTCCTACAGATCCTTTAACTAAAAGCCGTATGGAAAATGAAGGGTGGAAGCTTGTTGGTTCTGTAGAAAAAGATGAAGAGCATGCCAAGTTAGATAACACTAAGCTTGGTATTTATATTATGGGTATTGGTTTACCTGCCTATAGGAAATCTGTAATAGGTCTAGAAGATCAAAAAGTAAAAGGTGCTGACTTAGAAACAGCTTTTGCTGATTCAGTAGCTGCATTCTTAACTAAGGATGAGCAAAGAATGGCTATTGCTGAAATAGACAGATGGTTAAAAGCTAAAGCTAAGAAAATATTTAGAGATGATTTAGATTTAACCCCTAAAACAGGGAAGTTGATACCTGTATTATCGCCTACTAAGGATGGTAAGACTGTTAACTACAGGTATATGATGAATGAAGAGTCTAAAGTTTCTCTATTAAAGAAACAAGATTTAGCTCATGATGTGCTTGGCAGCATGATGGGAGCTATTTCTGAAAAAGAGACTACCAAGACTATAAATAAATCTGTTATTCAGCATATGGCTGAAGAATATAATAATTTAAGAGATGAAGACTTTGTTTCTTTCGTAAATATTTCTCCTTACTCTCCTGATCCAAAGCGTAGAGAGCAATGGAAAATGCTTCCAGCAGATACAAGAAGGGAAGCAGAAAAAGCTTTTGGTGCTAAGCATATTATGCTTAGAAAGGATATGGTGGATTATGCTTTTGGTTTTAGGGATGTATCTTTAACTAGGCTTGCTATACCACAATTAAACAAAGTTCTTGGTAAAGCTAATCTTAAAGTACCTGGACATATTGCTACTAGTGTACATCTCTTAGATAAGATATTTAAAGAGATGGTTGGTTTTGTAAGAGTTAGAAATTCCCTTTTACTGCCTAATGTAGCTATTGGCAACATGGTTTCTAACGTGCTGCTGCTTACAGCAGATGGCATACCACCTTGGTATATTCTTAAAAAGGGAGCTGAAGGAGCTGCTGCTATTAGAGAATACACAAAAATATCTCAAGAAATTGAGCAGTTAAAAGTAGCCTTAGTAGGAGCCAGAAACCAAAACAAGCCCACAAAACAAATAGAAGGTAGACTATCTTTCTTAGAAAGAAAGCAAGAGAATAGTCCTGTGCATGAGCTAGCAGAGGAAGCTCTTATTCAAACGATTGTTGAAGACGTAAACCCAGACACTCTTAAGAATCCTTTCTCAGCAAGTACTGGAGCTAAAAAAGTTGGAGAGCTTAGAGATAAAGGTTTGAGACGTTTAGGGGTAAACCCAGAAAGGGTTAAGGAAGCAGAAGAGACTAATCAATTGGTTAGAGGAGGAAGTACTGCTTTAAGAAATATTCTGATGCTCCCTGGTTCAAGTACTTTCTCTACAGCTATTACTATGAACCAGATGGCTGATGCTGTATCTCGTTATGTAAAATATTCTTATGACACAAAAGTTAAGAAGAAGAGAAAAATAGATGCAATAAATGATGCTCTAGATTACTTTATTTTTTATGATGAGCCTTCTTCCCGTTGGGTTAATACCTTAAACGACTATGGCTTCTGGATGTTTAGCAGGTTCTTTTTAAGAATTCAGAAAGTAGTGCTTAGGTTATATGGTCAAAAACCTGCTAATATGATTATGCAAGGAATGTTAGAAAATACTTTTGGTGAAGCAGACACTGTTGATGATTATTTCTTCAACACAAGTAAACTTGGCTACAACACAAGCTTAACTCCACAAGTAGAGTTAGAAGACTTTACAGCAATTCCTTCCTTGGAATGGCTTAAAACTTTTACTCCTTAATAAGATTTTTTCCAATTTCCCAAGCTTCTTGCATTACGTAAGTTGTATTAACAATCTCGGTTTTATCAAATTGTTGGTAAATTTCAATGCAAATACGTTCTGCTTCTGTTGGTCCAAGAGAAGTCATAAGCTCTCCATAAACCAAAGGAAACTTTCCTTTTACTACAGGTGCAATATTGTCCATAACAAACTGCCTAGTTTCAGTTTGTGCATTAGGGTGGTTTCTTTCTTTGATAAGATGAAGCCAAGCCAACAAACTTCCTGTCCAAGTCCAGTAGACATACATAGACTGTGGTAAGACAGCTCTGGCCTGTTCTGGGGCTACTCCTGCTTCTAGAAGCTCAAGGTAAGTGTTGTAGAGGCTGGTGTTGGTCTTCTGAAACGCCTCACAGAGCTTCTGAGAGGCTTCTGGGTCAAAGGGGCTACCAGTGCCTTGCTTAGCGTTGTCAGGCGCTCTACGGACTTCTGAGGGCGTCCAGAAGGCCATTCCACCTGTCTTGTACCTTCGACTTACCTCGCTCCATGACATTCCTGTTTGGTGCTTGCCTAGCTGTCTGGCAACAAAAACAGGAGCTTCACACTCAAAACTAAGCTGAGGATGTCTAAAAGGCAGTAAATGCTTTTCTCTATGTAAAAAAGCAAGTAAGCTTTTATCTCTAGGAGTTAAGTTTTCATGTTTATTGTTGAAGCTTTTTCTTGCTGCGTTAACAATGTCTAATTCTGTACCAGCGCATAGACTGGGAATCAATGTAGCTTTCATACTAGAAACTCTCAGATGTCTTTATTGGTCTTAGATGTGTTTTTTGGTTCAGGCATAGAAAATCCGTCCTCCAATCTGGTCTATTAGCATATCGATTTCACTGTAGCAGTGATCTTCATCTAGCCATAGCCAGGCCATTAAGAAATCAAACATTGGTAGTGTCTTTTCCGCCAGGTAGTTTTTCTACTTGCCATCCTTTCATTTGGCAGTATTTAATGATTTTTTGTCCAGTCCATCCACACATATATTTAATAATGGGAGCAGCCCGAGTGCAAACTCCGTTTTGGCCTTCACCTCCAGCTACAAAGTGAGGCGCTACGATTCTAAAGCCAGTACAGGAAGGTTTTGGTTTAACCATACTGCCACCCTTTTCCTTAAACAAAAAAAAAAGCCCCAATTAAGGGGCTTAACTATTATTGAGGAAGCTTTTTGTAGCTTTTTTACTGTTGGTTTATGCAGATTCTTCAGCAGTGGCCTCTGTATTGGCCTTAGCCTGTGCAATCACAGCCTCACGACTAAGTTCCCAAGCGATAATAATATTTGCTGCTCGGGTAGCCATGCCTTGCTTACCCTCGTACTCCTCTGCAGCCCACTCAAGAATAGTGGGGTAGTACTGAGCCATCTTTTCATGGTTCTCAGCCTTTTCCTTTGAATCAAACGTCTTGCCGTCGGAAGTCATGTAAACGGGCTTCATAGTGCTTACCTTTTTTAGGGTTAAGTATGGGTTGTTGGTGTGTTCCTTGACCCCTAAGGGTCAAGGTAGGCATAGTGTAGTACCTGCTAAGCAAGGTTGCAAGTACTTTTTTAAGATTTTTTAGGTGGGAGATTTTTATCCTGTGTTCACAGAGTGTTCTGAAAATTCCATAGCTGCCTGAAGCTTGAAGTAATTTCTCCAATTTACCCCTTTTTCATTTAAGAATACTTTGTAACAAGTACTATTATTATATGATGGATGAGGAGAAGTAGTTTCATTTTGAATTAGATTGTATTTTATTAATAGTTTATATACAATAGGTCCAACAAGATCATAAGTTTCTACTAACGGGGAAGAGTGAGATCTATAAATTAAAAAATTTTTTAACTTAAGGTCTAAAGAATTATCTGGTAAATGTGTTAAATCTTTCATACTTTTTAGCCACACAGCCCATACGAAAACCACTTACCCAAATCTTAAACTCTTCTTGGTTATTACAAACAGATTCTTTATCAAATTCTTTATTAAGGCTTGCACCACGTACAAAACCCTCGTTCCACAATAAATATTGTCGCTTTTTATTCATCTTTTAAATTAGAAATTTAAAAAATTTAGTTTAAGATTGTTTGGCGCCCACAGTAGGACTCGAACCTACATTATCAAACTTAGAAGGTTTGTGTTTTATCCAATTAAACTATGTGGGCATATTTGTTAAAAAACTAACTACTGTTTTTATTTAAAATCTGGTTATAAAAAACTTCAGTGTTTACTTATGAAATGTTGTTTGGTACCTGGGGCGGGACTCGAACCCGCATGGCCGAAGCCGGCAGATTTTGAGTCTGCTGTGTCTACCTTATTTCACCACCCAGGCAAATATTTATAAAGGGTCATACCATGCCATTGATATTGATTTGTAATAATTATTTTTAGTATGTTTAAGCGCTAAATTGCAAGCTTGGTTTAAAGAGCTTGCTTTGCCTTTCCACCATTTTGTTTGTATTTTATGTTGTTGTGGAATATACCATTGTACTAAAACTGAGTAATTTTTTAGTTTAGAGTTCATTTTGTATATTCCACAACTTTTACATTCCAATCCTTAATAGCCAAACTGCATACAGGACAAGGCTTAGCTAGAGCAGGTTCTCCATTAGCATAATATCTTTCTATAACTATTTTATGAACTTTTTTGGTTCCTGCTTTTAGTAGTGCAGCCATTTCTGCATGTAGAAATTGTCTAGCAGGTTGTCCCGCTTTTTCAGCATATTTAGCTTGAATTGGATGAGTTTGTTTATAAGAGTTTATAGCTCTAGAAAGTAGTCTGTTTCGCTTATCATAACAACGGGCAACAATATGATGTTTTTTGGACATGATTATATTATATTTACATACACTTGGTTGTTGATTGATGCCCGCAGTAGGAATCGAGCCTACGACTTGGCGATTATTAGTCGCCTGCACAACCAACCGTGCTCTACGGGCGTTCACTCATAGTCTCTACTACTTCTTTTACAGACGCTCCTTTGCACCCGCACATATACCCATTGCAGCAATAATTTTCATCTGGATCGCGGCGCCAAACTTCGCGATACCAGAACCTAATACCTATGTAGGGTGAGTTGTAGTTCTTCCAGGATCTTAACCGGAAGAACATGCGGATTTTCCAGAGTAGGTTTTTCATTCTGCTTACCCATAGCGGTTTGGTGCCCACCTGAGCCTGCCGAGTTTATGGTATGTACCACAGGGGCTTTGATGCGTTGGTCTCAGGGTGGGCGTTGATTGGAGCCCCAGGCTTACGGTTGTCTGCCAAGACAGGGGTTGAGCCCATATAACCCCTTACCGTAAGCCCAGAGCATTGCGTGGTGCCCGCAGAGGGAATCGAACCCCCGCAGTTCCTATTATGAGTAGGGGACAGGAACCAACACCTGTGATACGGGCGTGAATAGGCTGCTTAACTCAGTCAGGTGGGTCGTAGACTTCGATGGTATCGGTGACCCATCGGATGAAATCACTGTTTGACTCGAATGTTTCTACATACTCAGGTTTTGTGGCTATGTTGAAGTAGTAATCTTCAATCTGGGAGTTGCGGAACAACCCGATTTTGAACTGACCTATGAGCTTGGGCTTTACACGCCATTCAAGAGCGGCGGAAAAGAAGTTGGGTACTTTGTGGATTGAGATGTTGTAGTCAGTCCAATCTTGTGTGAGGTTGTTTATGTACTGGCACTGGACGGTTTTACCGTCTGCCCATGCTTTTATCACGTCAGCCCACTTGTGAGGTTTGTTCATGTTGTTGCTCCGGTGAATCTTTGCGGTATGTCTGTTGTGGGTTATTAATCGTATTCAGTAATTGGAGTAAAGTTCATTACATTACCCTCTATACTCTCAACTTCAAAGTAATTTTCTCCGTTATGCCAAACTATACGTAAAATATCTTCTTCAAAAGATAACTTAATTCCTTGGGTAATGTGGTTAGTTTGGTAAACCTTATAGTTTTTAGTTATAATTAAGTAAGTACCAATTGTCTCCATAATAACTTACCTTTGGTTTAGGTTGAATTTTGGGTAAAGGTATTTTTTTTTACTTTGTAAAAAATATTAGTTTCTTTTTCTTGTTTCTTTTTACCATAAACTGCTTCTTTAACGCAAAACTTACATAGTTTAGGAAATTTAAGCCTGCCTGCAGAAGTTTCTCTTAATTTTTTATATAAAGAATCTCTAGACCAGTTTAATACAGTATTACAACACTGATGTTCTATTTGTATTTTATTGTTGTTTATTTCTAATACAACAGCATCAATCTCTTCAATATATTGGTCTACATAAAAATAGTATTTTTTAGACATAGGTAAAAATGTATTTCGCATTAAAAAGCCCCTTACGGGGGCTAGTCGGCTAAATCACTAAAAGCAGGGAAACCTTACTTAGTAAGGTAGTTATAGGTAAGCTCGCAAACCTAATAACATTTAACAATTAGCTTTAGCTGGTGGCGTTTTTACCATGAGTGGGTGTTGGGCACTGACAAAAATACCATGTCCAAATATTTCTGCCGTCATCAAGGCTTTGTATTCCAATCAGACTACCACCTAATCCCAGGAGAAACTGATACTTAAGGATATTTTAAAAAATGGGAAATTAGAAGATTTAGGTTTGAAAGCTGTGTGTTTAAAACATTATGTGCTTTAAGTTCTAAATTTGGGTCTCGTGATGAGAAAGCAAAATGTATTGCAGACTGTAAATCAGGAAGTTCATTGTAAATTTGCTTTAGAGTCTGTTTTTGTTCAGGTTTCATAGAATTGTATCTCTAACTAAGAAGATAAGACCAAGAAAAGCAAAAACAGCTAACAAAATTCCTATAACAAAACCTACTAATCCCCCTGCTACTGTTAAAGCTGGTCCTATAGAAAAGTATAAGACAATAACACTGAGAAGAATTAAAAAGTTTTTCATGGAAAAATATCTTCTTGTTCTTCTTCATTGTCAATTTCTGGTGCAGGACTAGTATCTGCCGGCTCTTCTTGATTTTCAAGGACTACTGTAGCAGTGGCAGCCCCTGGATTGCCTCTTCTGCCTCCTTTGACAGAGACAGTAATTTTCTTGCCTCGCATACTGACACCTTTATGCTCTAGGTGTTGAGCAAATACTTCTTCTAAATCATGTTTTTCAAAAGTAATCTTCATTGGTTTAAGTCTTGTAAAGTAATTTCAACTATTCGAGGAGACCAAACCATCTGCTTACCTCCTCGTACTTTTTTAAGCTTTCTCCAGCCAATTAGCTGAAGTTTAGCTCCTGCTTCTAACCAAGCAGCAACTTCTTCTGCTTTTTCTTCTGTAATCTTTTTATAGTGCCCTGAAAAATCAGAGCCGCAAGACTGAATACCTATAATACCATCTGCAGGAGAAATACTGATTATATCAATAAAGCCAAATAAGTCTTTTCGTATCCCTCCTCCAGGTAATTTAGGGTTAGGTATCCATCTTTCTACTTGCCCGCAAATAAGACCTTGGTCTTTAAGATAGGCAATGGTTCTCTGGGTCGGGCTAAGTCCGGCCATGATTAGATAATTCTGACATATTTATTTAGTGAAGTTTTCCATTTGTAGCAGGTATAATATTATTAAAAACATTATTCATTTCTTGTATAATACATTTAGTTCCTTCTTCAGGCAATGCTATAGTAAATACTCCTTCCCTTGTTTGAAAGATAATATTAGAACTTTTGTCCAACCAAACATGAAAATATGTCAATTCAATTTCAGTTAAATTATCTTCTTCTTGGATAATGTTTCCTTCTTCCAAAAGATTCTTAATTTTGTTAGCTAACTCATCTCTAAAAGTAAAGGAATTCCATAAAAGGGGTTCAAATAGATTTATAGAAGTAATGTCTGGTTCTTTTTGTTGTTCAGAGTAAAGATCTACAAGTTTGTTAGAAACATTTCCATAAACTTCAGCAGTTCCAATATAGTTATATTCAGTAGTACTCATAATCAACCGCTTGGTCCAGTTGTTCTTGTGTTAAATAAAGAGAAATAATATCTTCCTGGATATTAGGGTTATTGTTTTTAACCCAAATACCTATAGCATACTCTCCTGTAGGAAAAGAAGAAACAATTTCATATTCCTGCTTTGGAAGCAGATTTCCAAGAGCATCATAGGCTTCAAAACTTGCTTTTAGCATAGTTATTTTTTACCAAAAATTTTTACGTATTCTTTTACTAAGTTTTTGATGTTTTCGTCTGGTGCAACGCACTCAAACCCGAGTTCATGCAAACTGAACCACAAGTCAGAACACGTCTCACACAACCACTTATCGGCAAGTGGCACGTTGTGTCCATCGTAGATGTCGTACTCGATATCAGATTTTGGTGGTCGGCTACAGTTAAACTGGGTTACTACCTCGCCTGGATTTAAGAATGTGTTACATGAAGAACATCTAGCACGTTTTTTACGTGTAGGCATTTCTGTGTAGTCATCAGGGTACTCGTAATACCAGGAGTACTCGTCGTAATCACAATAACAGGTTAAAGGCATAGTAGTTGATGTGTTCCAAAAGGCTCTCAAAGCCCTTCCTTGGGCTTTGCAGCTTGCAGGGATACCTACCCCTTAGTCAAAGAGGCTGGACGTGTCAGCAGGCTGTGAGGGGCTTGTGGGAGCCTGTGCCTCGGGGTCTACTCCCTTGTTTGGATCATACTTGTCTCGCATCTGGCCCTTGTTCCGTTCAAGCCACTTTTCTTTGAGATTTGCATCTTCTCCTGCAAGAACTTCTTGGGCAGTCTTACCTTCTTCGCTGAAGATACGGTCTACTTGATTGTAGACCCTGGGTTGGTTAGACATAACCCAATTTCCGTTGACTTGGGTACGCTTATTTTCTTGTACCTTTTGGATACCAAGCTGGACCTTCTTGCCTAGCAAGTCTACAAAGACTTCTGCCTTAGTAGGCACTTCCTTTTGTTGATCACGATCATAAATATTAACTAGCTTTTCTTCTCGATTACTTGTTTTTAGAGAAGTGCCTGTGGCAATGCGACAAAGATGGTCTGCATGGGTAAAGCCAGGTAGAGGATACTCAACACCATCACGGGTATAAGTTGTCTTGTTGCCTTTAGCATCTCCTGATGCAATCCAAAAAGATTCCTTGAACTCAAAACCCGTGTCACTTTCAAAGTGACAATGCATTGCAAGAGCACCGCTTGCAGACTTACCAAGATAAGCCAGCTTTACTGTCATGGGGTAAACATCGCTTTCTACAGTGCGTACAGGACTGCTTGGCAAGCTGTCTGAAGTATCTTTGGCTTGTTCTGCTTCGTTCAGATTAACGTCGTCTAGTAGGCTCATAATAAGTTTCTCAAAAGTTGTTGAAAAGAGTATTAATATACTCCAAAAAAGGGGGCGGAGCCCCCTAAGTTACTAAATATTACATGATATATATTAAGGATTATAATAACTGTGAGTGTGGTCAAGTACTGCTTGAATATCATTATCAATATAGGTATAGGACTTGTCCCACATACCCATAGGAGCACGAATACGTTCGTTAACAGTATCCTTAGTTAGTTTGGTTTGAAAAACATATTTATACCCTAAAACCTCATCCTCCTCTGTAATATTAAGTAAAGGGTTTTCATAGCCTTCTAAAAGTTTGAGAGGGACTTTTTTAGCCCCTATTACTTGAGTAAAGAAGGCTTCTATTCCCTTAGTCATTAGGCTTCCTTTTACTTTCACCATAGTTTCTACAACAAGTTCTTTATCATTATAGATATCTGAAGTATGGGCAATAAAGATAATATTTTTAGTGCTTTTTGCTACTTGGTCTTGCATCAAGTCTTGAAAGAACTTTGCATAACTTCCCCATGCTCCTCTTGTATCTGAAGAAGGAAGCACATACTGAGACTCATACATATCCATAAGGAAGGTAAGACTATCTACAACAACAGTATGGATATTTTCAGATTGTTCTACTGCTTCAATAGCAGAAGGAACAAACAAAGGGTCAGTAACAACTTTACTTTTAAATTTATATGGAAAAGGCAGATCTTTTCCAGATTCACAGTTTAGAAAGTAAACTCCTTCTGGATCATTAATATTGTGCAGAGAAGCGCTTTTACCTGATGCACTTTTGCCTGAAATAAGAATAAGCTTTTTGTTAATCATTGGTTAGCTTCAATATACTTTTTGCTGATAGATACCATGATGGTACCTAAAATTTCACTGGTATCTAAGGGAGTAGAAAACTTTTCATTCATAGCAATAATGTTATTTTTGATAGAATCTAAATCCATGTTCTGTTCCACAAGATAGGCTCCATACTTAAACAAAACATTATTTCTATTACCCTCATCAGACTGGTTTAAAAACCATCTTTCTAGCTTAGAAAGATTACCTTGTTTATTATGGAGAGCTTGTGTTTCTTGGGCTTTTTTAGTGTTAGGAATAAATTGGATAGGGTTTAAGAGTTCTCCTTCGTTAAACCAAGAGTCTCCAGGGTATGTTTCCCACTTTCTAGCCCTATCGGCAGTTGCTGTGTCACAGTCGAAGGGTAGCCAGTTATATAGATTACGCATAAATTGCTTATAATCATTTTTATCCAACTCTACTACTAGGCTAAGCGGAAGAATAATCCTAAACCTGTTATTTTCTGGAGTATGTGACTTGGTAGTGTGCATAAACCAGGTATACTCAGACAATAGTTGCTTAGCGCTTGAAAGTGAAACCTGTCCATCACAATCAATTACTGCTAAGTTGAATCCTGGAATTACAAACGTGTCGGCTCTATAACCTCCTTTATTGGGTAATTCCGGGTTTTCTTCTAATCTGTGAGCACACCAGTGCATCCCTGATGCTGTACAAAGCTTTTGGATGTTTAGCCATTTACCTTGCTTATTTGTATAATTTTCTGTAATTTCCCTACTCATGGACAGAATAATATTGTCCATACTAGTAGGGGCCATAGTTTTGCCAGAATGAAAAGAGATATCATCAGCTTTTCGTGTAGTAATAGCCATATTATGTTGATAGCCATGTGCTATGGCTAACTTCATCATGTCCCGTCTGGTTGCTTCACTTCCCTTGTAAAAAGGTAGGTCTTCCATAAGGTCAGCTTCCGTCACCTCTCTTCCTATCGTACAAATATAACTTGCTAGTTTTACATAAGGCTTATCTCTATTTAAAATTTGTTGAAAAGCAGTACCACTTTCTTCAGCCAAAGCAATAGCATACTCTAGATGCTCTTCTTTTACAGAAATACTTTGATCCACAAAAGCATAGATAGCAGCCATTTTAGCTGTTTTGAAATACCTGTTTTTCATTTCTGCTCTACGCACTTCTTCATATTCAGAAAATGCTTTAGAGCGCTTATCACAGTATAACCTATAATCAATAAGCTTAAGGGTTACATCTTTGTCCATTTGTTTAGTAGTTCCATGAAGAACAGCTTCTGCTAAATTTCCAAATTGAGAAGATAGTTGTAAAAGAAAATCTTGTGCTTTAGTGTCTGTAAAAATATTATATACTTCTTCTGGAGTATACTCTTTAGAGTTTGGTTTATATTTACTATATCCAAAGAAACAACGTCTGGCAAAACCAGTATCTAACATGTCATAGAATTCTTCTTCTGTCTTGGAGCCATTAAGAAGTTTGGTAGGAGTACCAAATAGCAACATGTTAGCTGGAGTAATGCCAAATAGCTCTTCCGATCTAGCATTATCTTTTGTATGCTTAACAAGTTTTTGTTTGATTTTACCTACATCATAGAGTTCCAAAAAGCTTGTAAGTACATCCATATTTCCTAGAAGATTAGAGCCAATTTCATCTAGCTCTAAGTTCATAGAGCCAGTACCTGCTAGAAGCAGTTTATGGCGCATTTGTTTGATTGCTGCGCTAGTGCCTGAATCAAAGCTAAAGACCATAGGTCCTGCAGCTTCAAACTCTTGTTCTAGCATTTCTTGTTCAACTTGCACGTCTCCAGTACGCCCAGCTTTGTTAGCCCGCTTGATTGCGTGTTTAGCAAGAGTCTTTTCAGCAATAACACCAAAGGTTTCTGTAAGGTAGCGGTCTCTAAAAGTATTAATTACTTCGTCTTCTAAGATATGCATACTTCTACCTTTACCAGAGCCAGAAGTAGCTAGATTGATAACATAAGCATTTACTGGAATAGTGCCTGTACCTTCTATCTTTACCTTTACCCGCATCATAGATGCTAGCTTTGCAAAGTAGTATGAAACCATCATACGAAAGAAAGTGCGATCTTGGTTTTGTGTTTTGTCACATAGAATGTCTACTAACTTTTCTGTAACAGGGTGAAAGGGAAACTTTTCAATACCTTTCATTTTGTATACCTTTTCCTACGATAGGGAGCTTTTCTTTTTAGCTTATACTTACGTCTGTTTCTTTTTGGTTCAGACAATTGATTTAGTATTTCTTGTACAGCAACGATAATAATCTTTCTTGTGAAAGAGTTCATAAGTCATTTAAGTAAACCTTGTTCTTTAAGCTGTTCTGCTTGTAAGCAAATGGGTTTAGCTGCACAGTAGTGGCAGCGTTTAACTTGCCCAGGTCGCTTGATAACAACACCTGAACTGTTGTCCATCATTTTCTTTTGGTTTGCTTCCAACTCAGAAGTAAACAGTTTAGTAGCTCTTTTTAAATTATTGGGGTTTTTATAATAAGCCCATTTAGTTTCTTCTGGCCAAAGCTCTTCTAAAGGACATTCAGGAATATCTTTTTGGTCAGCATCAATATACATATCAACTAGATTAACCTTATTTTTAATATATTCCTCTGTTTCTTCTATAGACATTAAAGGATATTGTTTTACTAACACACGAGTTTGAGGGTAATCTTTGCTTCTTTCAGCTTCGTAAGGTTTCCAGTCTGTAAACAGATAATTAATGTTTAAAATATCGCTTGTAATAATATTAGGGTTTAACCACTTATAAATACTGCCTTGTTTAATGTAATTGTTTACATTGCTACCGCTAATGTAATTGTAAGTTTGTGTAGTTTTTATGTCATACAGCTCACCATCAAAAACTAAATCAAACTTACCTGAAATAGTATACCCATAAACTTCTTTGTTTGTTCTTTTTTCAATATGAACAAAAATAGCATCTGTAGGGTATTCTTTTTCAAATACTGGATTGATTACAATTCTATTAATTAGTTTATCTGAGTAGCCTAACGCTTTTAAAGCTTCTTGAGCTTTAAACAACCAAGCTCTTTCTACTGCATCATGAACTGCAGTTCCTAGCTTAGAAGAGACTAATTCTAAAATATCAACTTCTACAGGTGCTTCTTGTACCCTATTACTAAGAATGATACTTTTTATTGGTTTTTGTAAACTAGTCCCACTAATGATTTTTTTGCTAGACGCAAGATCATAATCAGAACTAGCAGCTAGCCATACAGCTAAAGGTAAGCCAATATCATCTTTGTAAGTAAACAATATTATTCTCCTAAAAAAGCGCCCGGAGGGCGCTCTTATTTTACGTAAGTATATAAATTACATAACTGAATCAAATTGGGAATCCTTTGTAATACCTTCAAATGTTAAGGCACCCCCTGTTTGATATTCAGTTACTCTAGTTTCAAAGAAATTTTTCTCTTTATTAAGCTCAAGTACTTCACTGAACCAAGGAAAACAGTGTGTAGGCTTAGGTTCTCGGAAATAGTCAGGTAAACCAATACTGCGTAATCTCATGTTTACAAAAAATCTTGTAGTTTCTTTATGCCCAGCAACAGAATAACCTACAAGTTCCCCTTGAGAAAAAGTATATTCTACAAATTGATCTTCTAGCTCAACAGCCCTATCAATATCTTTGTGAATAGTAGCAATAGTTTTTTCGGTTAAAATTTCAGGGTGCTGTTTTAGAAGTTCTCTAATAAGCCTTACACCAAATAAAACATGTTGCTGCTCATCACGTAAAATATATTGGAATTGCTCTGCTGTATTTCTGAATCTTTTTTGTCTAGCAAGTGCTTGAACAGGACCAGAAAGGTTCATCCAAAACCATACGCCCTCAAAAATAAGGAACCAAAAGAAAGCAGCACGGAAAAAGTGGATACGTTCTTGTTCAGTAATACCATCTCTTGTCATAAAATTTGTATAGGCAGTATGTATCAAAGGCTCACTAATCTCTTGGGCCATCTTGACACGTTGTTGCATAACAGGAATATGTTTCCAACGGTCATAAATATTATTAGGGCCTGAAACAGGAATACCTAGATTTTCAATACAGTATCTATAACTACGAGTATGTAAGGCTTCATCCCACACAAGCCTTTTCATAAAGTGCTTAAGTTCTGCTGGTTCTAGAATCTGTAAAAAAGTTTCTGCTGCATCATCCCCTCGCTCAATATCAAATGTAGTGAGCTGAGCCATAACAGATTCAAAAATATGTTTATAGTTTTCTGGTAAGTTTTGATCATTATAGTCAGCTACATCCCAATGGACTTGAATTTCTTCAGGTGCCCAATTGTTGTTTTCTTGTTCTCGTGACATCTCCCACGCCCAAAGATATTCAAAAGGCTCAAGCTGGTAAGAGTCACAAGGACCAAATAAGGGTTTAGGGTTAGATTTGTTGTTCATGCTGTGGTCTCTTAGTTGTGAAGTTCAGCGTGTTTGAGGGCTTCAAAGGTTGAATCCTAGTCTTTACTGTCTAGCTACGTAATCGTCATGGTTGCGTACTCATGCACGAGCGCGTGCATGTCTTCGTCGGGCGCTACGCAGAAGCCTAGCTCAAGTAGATTAAAAGCAAGGTCGGCACAGGTCTCGCAGTGCCAGTAGGGCGCCATCGGGATGGGCTCACCTTCGCCCCAAATGCTCTCCTCAATGCTGAGGGGTGCGGGGTAGCGCTCGCGATCCCAGCGTGCTGTGAGCGCGCCTTGTTCAATCAGCTCGCCGCAGGACTTGCACCTCCGCCGGCGGCCGTCAGTCGGCGTGTTGGTGTAGTCGTCTGGGTACGTGTAATACCAATCGGCATCATCGTTCACTTCGCATTCGCATGTGAGTGTCATCGTTATTCCTCATGGATGTTAATAATCATTGGTTTCTCTTCTTTAAGTTTAATGTTTATTGCGGTATCTTTTGGTTTCTGTCAAAAGGTTCCATAAGTTTCTTGTATGTCTGTTAGTCGTCTTTGCCGGTGAGGTCGTCAAACATTTTGTCCTCGCCATGCCTGTAACCGACTGAGTAACCCCAGCCAAATACGGCGATGGCTAAAAGACGGCGATGGCTAAAAGTATGTATCCTGCTGCTTCGATCATTTGTCAAACCTCTCGGTTGATTCGTAGTGTGGGTTGGGGTGATTTGGGCGATGCTTTTCTAAAAGAAGGTAGTTGAAAGCATCAACAAGAAACTCTTGGTTGCCGGTCTCTTCATAGAGGTCGATTTTTTCTTTCAGTCGCTGGATGAAAGTCTTGGCTTTACCTTGTCGGGCTGCCTCATCGTAGGACATTCCTTCAGCCGAGCGTTGTTCATAGCGAAAAGCTCCCATCAGCTTGCGAGCTGAAGCATGGTGAATAAACCAGTTAATGACTCCTTCCTCACCGAAGAACTCGTTGTGAGAAGCTTCAGCGTTTGAGGAAGAAAATGTGCCAACGGGAGAAAGCATGCACTGAGCATAAATACGATTTCTAAGGTGGTCGTTGATTCGTTTCATGGTTAAAACTTAGCACTAGGTTATATAACCAATAATTTTAATCATGTTAGTATACCTATAGTGTTTAAAGTATCTTTAATTTCTTTTAAAGAAGCATTATTTTTTATTTTGGTTTTATCAGCCCAACTAGGATAATAGATTTCTAATTCTGCCTCTAATTTTACTTGGTCATGATAAAGTTCAGGCAAGTCATCATAGTAGGTCATACATTCTACTAAATTAATATTTACCCAATGTAAAATATCTGGTTTATTTCTAATTATAAAATAAGTAGCATCATGTATTTGTGCTACAGGTAAGATAGAGTACTTATAAGAAGTGTTTCTAACTCTTTCTAGAAACATATTTGTAGAACGGGTAGTAAGCAAACCGTAACTCTGGGTCAAAGCATTCCCTGCCGTCTTAGCTTCTTTAACAGCCTCGTAGGGCTTCTTAGGAGCGTTCCAGACGGTTTGATAGAGGAGAGGGGTACGTAGCCTTAGGCCAAAGGCAAGAGTGGCGTAGCCGCGCTCTGAGGCTTCCACTTGTTTTTGAAGTTTTAAAGAGTTATCAAGTAAATCTTCAATACCTAATTCTTTTGCAAGTTTTCTTAATTTTACGGATAAAAAAGGAACCTTATAAGATACTCTTTCTGAAATAGAAGCATAAGATTCACCCTCTATTACAGCATCTAAACACTCTATAAACTCTTCTCTAGTCAAACGATTAGTATAAACTTTAAGTCCGGTCTCTATAGCATGTATTTTATTTTCAGAAGATGTTACCCACTCTAAGTTTGTAATAACATTATTTTGTCTATTACCATCTTTATGATTTACTTCTGGTTTATTCTGTAGATTAGGAATAAAAGCTTCAGCTACTAATCTGTGAACATAGAAAGTTTTTTGTTTATTATCTTTCCATAAATGTACTGTTAAACAGTTTGTACTTTTATTTAGAGATTGAACAATAGTTCTTTCTCTAAATGGATAAATAACACCATCTTTGCCTGTAACTGTTCTAGCTAGGGAAATTACTTGACCGTCATCTGTTATGTCGTAAAAACCTTCATAATCTTTTATGGATGAACGCCTCATAAAACTCTTCTCCGGTATACGTTTTGCCTTCGTATTCTAGCGTGTCAGAAGCCCTAAAGTGAATGTCGGTACCTCCGACTTTTGCAATATAGCAACGTTCTTCTGGAGAAGCGAGTTGGATATCTGGCATTTGATCGTGGAAATAAGCATAAGCTCTTAAGCAATGCCCATCGTAGCCATCTGTGTATACTTTTAATTTGTTAGGATCTTTGGTTTGTAAAGCAGATATACGATCTTCCAAACTAGAGTAATCTGCCCCTACTAAAAGCCAACCTGGGGGAGGTTGAAAGCATTTTTTTATTGGTTTTGCGTACTTAGTCCCTGTACTAGGCAATTGTTGAAGGTTTGGCTGTGCACTAGATAATCTACCTGATTTAACTCCTACATTAAAAGATCCATTGAGAAAATAAGAATCTTTTCTTTTAATAGATTTCTTAGAAAAAGGGGGAATAAAGGTTGTTATAATTTTATTTACATTTTGAAGTTCTTTTATATTTTCTAAAAGATCAACTATTTCTTGAGCTTGTTGTTTATTCATGTAATTCTATAAATTTTAACAAGTCTAGAACGACTAGCAACAATTTCGCTAGGTACAAACCTTCCAGTCTCTTCTAAATAGCCAATACCTAAAAGAGATTTTGCTACAGTAGACCAGTTATATTTAGAACCAAAGTTTTCTTCTAAATCAAGTCTAATAGTATCCCAGGCAATATCCTGACCTGCCCATTTACGGCTTAAATGTTGACCCATTTCATAATAGATACGCTTTTTCATAAATCATGCTCTTTTTTAAGATAGTTTATAAGGCCATCTATAGCTTTGCCATCAGTACTAGGCAAGCC